TGATGTACAAATCGATGACGTTATTCGTGACACGAATCATGGCATTCACCCAGTTCTTCATCGGGATATCGGTTGCAATGAGACGCTCATGTAGGTTCATTTTCTTATCACTACTATCATTCTTTCAACTCACGTCAACGACCGCGACAAGTGAAACATTCTGTCCTTTGTCGGTTCTGTCCGGATTTGTAGCATTAATCTCATCGGAATAACGGATATACATTCCTGGTGCATTATTGGGGAAATAAATGCCATCAGACATATCGCCTGTCTTGTTATATTTGGTTCCTTCGCCACCTTTGCTAAATATTCTGGAGTATTTACCTTTGGCGATTGGGATGTCCTTAATCAAAAACCATGCCGACCATGTATATTCTAAACCACCGTCTTCATTCATCGACCGAGAAATGAATATAGAGTCCTTCTTTGCCGGGTCTTGTGTAATTACCATTTCCATATCCTCGGTATTTGCGGTTCCATTCAATACATACGGTGAGTTTGTCGGAAGCATAAAGTAGGATAACACAATAATTGCAATTCTTACTGAAACCGAGAACACGATAAATACCATGAGAATAAAAGCAAATTTCGCAACGAGACTATTGGATTCCATAAATTCCTTCAGACCGAATCCACCAGCTCCAGATGACGAAAGACCAGCGTCACTCGGTTTTGAAAAACTTGATGTTATACCGCTTAATAATCCGCCACCACCGCCGCCGCCGCCGTCATTATCACTCATTTAAATTGTTTCGATATATGATATTACTATATATATCGAATAAAAAAGCATTCCATATTACATTAGATTCCGTATTCGATTGTATTCCGTATTCCGTATTCCGTATTCCATTGCTTTGCATCCTATGTGCTGATGCTTGTCTGTTCTTGGTTATCTACAATGAAACTCAATTTCACCTTGTATTTATTGAGAATATCGCTCCAAGGGCTTCCACCGAATCCTTGCGAGTAAATATCCCACGCTTCTTGCGGTGCAATAGGAGTTGATTTCAGTTTCACGTTGGTGATAAATCCAACATCATGAGTAGGGGGTTTCTTAGTTTCATCGCCTAAAACAATTGAGGTTGTTTCGCCCAATTTGGAACCACCATCAACGACACATGATTTCACAAGCTTACCATCCACGTAGACATCCATCGCGGAACCATTGAAACTGATAATGAGGTTGACCCATTTTTGAAGAGGAAAATCGGAGATGTCGCAATCTTTGCCAGGGGTCGAAGTATCGGACTGAGGGAAAATCTGGATAGTATTTGTAGATGCCTTTAATTGAACCTGGAAAATCGTAGCATCAACCTTTTTGAAATGAATGACCTTTGCAGTATCCGACCACTTCTTAATATAAAACCAAATCGAAATCGCGCTATTGGCTTTGAAATTACTTGGTAGATTTGAACCCTGTAATGTGGTTTGATTCTCCCATTTTTGCATCGTTCCTAAACTAGTATAGGTAGTTGTCAACGCCTTAAAAATGACATACAGTAATAGAAGAATAATAACAACTGCGAGAACAAGTTTGGCGTTCATCTATAATAATTATTCGTATAAATATTGTAGATATTATAATACATTCCATTCCATTTCATCGCGAATACACCTTTGTACTATCCGTCACTTTGACCTGGTCTTCCACCGTCGACATTCCAATCATCGGCGGGTTTTGCGACTTCAACATATTATATGTCCACCGGATTTGCTCCTTCGTAAGAGGATACTTGTGAAACGCGAAATTGCAAATTGACCCATTAAGCCCCTTATTATCAGTCGTACTTCCTACAGTAATCGGTTTCAATTGTATATCGGGCATAATGAAATCACTCTTGAATATAAGTTTGTTATTCAAAAAGAAGTCCATCGTCTTTCCATCATAATTGATGACGAAATAGTTCCACCGTTGAAGAGGAATATCCGCATCTAATTCTTCGCCCTCCAATGACATATCAACCGTAGATTTTATTTGTTTATTCACGTCTTCATTTGTAGAGTGGCCTGCCCGAATCACTGCATTATAATTTTTCCTAGAGTTGTATATCTCCGTCATGGTAGATGCACCGCCATCTGCCATACTCAACTCACCGCAAATAATCTTCAACTCATTTTTCGATGGATTATACGTCATCTTGGGGACATCTCCGAAATTGAATATTTCTAAATCGCTGGTCTTGGTACTAATATTATTATTCAAGAAAAACCAACCAGAAATCGCGTAATGATACCTCTTCTTCTCTTCGGGTGCACAGTTTGCTACCTTGTCTGCATCTGTACGGTCAATGCCTGTATTATGATAGATGAAAATCTCCTTGCTTTGGGTGGTGAGATTTGTGTCGTATAACTGCTTCAATGATACGGACCTCGCAACAATTTGAGAGGCGGATGCGCCGATATAGTTCACTAGGTAAGGTCCGCCATATAAGATGGCGATGAGAAGTAATTCGATGGCCACAATAACCCAGATAGTACGAGTCGTGTCGCCAACTGCAGATTGTGAACTCTTGAGAAGGTCCAAGAAGAGACAAGGAATATAAATAATACAGGCCCACAATAGTTTCAATAGTTTCACACCAAGAATCGATTTTGAAAGATGAAAGAAAAACATAATCACAATGAGCGCGACCATAACACCATGTTGTTTATAATACGCGAGAATACTTAAGATAATCAAAAACACTGTATTGACGATGAAGCGGATATTTGATAAGAGATTCGACATTGGTGCTAGACGGGGTACTGCATCCGCCGGGGCACCTGGTTCCGGGGGTAACTTGTTATCGATGAGTTCTAAGACGTAATGAAAGAATATAATCGCGACACCCAAAACGGTCATTCCAATGACAGACATACGGCCTCTGTCATCCTTATCCGTATCATATGCCCAAACAACAATCATCAGTATAATATAAATAATATGCGTCATTCCGAATGTGAGTTGGCGCATCGGGCTATTCGAGTCTTCCGGTTTAAGGTCGTTAAATACGTAGTCTTCGGGGGTTTGTGTGTTGGCCGATTTGAACTTCTCTCGAAGATATGCGACAAAACCGGCGATTGCGACGATGGCCATAATAATGTATATTGCGTGGGCAGTGGGCGTGTTAAGTTGCGCGACAAACCCGCCGTCGGCAGTAGCAGATGCATCATCGGGTTGTTGTTTTTCGGCACTGATTTTGTAGACAGTATAAACAATAAATAATATCAGTATGACGAATATAATGACGATGAATATCACCTTGATGAGTTGACCGACTGCATTTACTTTGCTTTTTTCGGGTGTTTCAGTATCGACTGCCGGAGGTGCTGCGGGCGAACCGGGTGCGGGTGCGGGAACGGGGGGAACGGCGGGTGCGGCAGCAGCAGCCCCTGATACAACATCCTTCGGTAACAAGATTTCACCAAGACCAAACATTCGAAGATCGGTTCCTCTGTCTTTGTCGTTTTTTGCTGCATACCATTTTATGAAATTGATTTTCTCGATTTCTTTCATTAGCGGTTCTTGCATCTCTGGTTTATTGAACTGCCTTCCAATAAAGTATGGAATGAAATATACCACGAGTTTGAATACGAAAACCAACAATAATGGAACCAAGTACGCCGATGTAAAGAATAGTCGTAACCCGCGAGTTATCTTACCGTCATTCTTGAAATCATCATGAACTTCACTTCCTGTAACGTGAAACAATGCAGGAATGCAACAAATCGCAAAAATGACCACCACGCCGATGGCCCATCCCAAATTTTCAGGAACAATAGGTAATGAATTATCATCTTTCCATGTAGTTCCAAGATAAGTCCACCACCATGATAACCCGGCACCCAATATTAGAAGAAAACCAAACACGATAGAAACCCATTGAGGCGGCATTTTCGTTGTATCTCTTTCCGTGTATTGCCACACCTGAATCGAATCAATGAACTTGGTAATAACATCTAATCCACCCACATTCTGTTTTCGCACCATCGGTAATACTAGTATTGAGCATAATAAGAGACCAACAATAAATACAATAAAAAACGTATCAAGGAGACTTTTTACTTTCGGGAACATATCGCCGCGGAACGATTTCGCAATCCATTCCATCGTGGCTTCTGATGTGGTTACTTTTGTGAACAAAATCGAAACACAAAGAATGATGAGAATAATTGTAAAAAATGGATTCCATCGCGACATGGAGGCAAGAGTCACACCAACCGTGCTAAAAGCATCGCCAGATGTTTCTTTCATTACTGCATCCCAATCATCGCCAGTCATTTTCTCGATATTTGCAGGACCACCTCCATCCTTATTGAATTGTTCTTTTAATTTTGGATTCTGTACATAATCTGTAGTAGCATTACATTTTCCGGTAAAAACATTCTTGATAGACACAGGTAGTGCCGCACACTCAACGACTTTCATTTTCGCAGCGTAGAATACTCCGATGAGAATCGTAATCAATACCGCCACTCCGAGTAATGCATTATTCGCAGCCGTCACAGCAGTTTGATTCGATGCGTTCAACTCGTCGACACGCTTTTGTATTTTATCGTCTATGTTCGCATCAGTTACGTCGTCTGGTTTTCCAGATTCCTTCAACTCTTTGATGACTTCATCGCGCACCTGTTGATAATATGCGTTCCCGTTTTTTTCGTCTTCCTTCACGTTTAAATTGAAATTTTTCTCTTCTGTCAATGCGAAAAAGTTCCAAATAATAACACCGATTAACCCCGCTAGTGCAACATAACCGAGACCCTTGAACATCGTAAACGTATTCATTTCTCCAAGTGCCATCAGTAGAGTTATTCCTGCAATAACAAAATACACGATTGCATGCGCAGCGTACATGTTATTTCGGTCGGTTCCTTTCTCGACACCTTCAACGGAAAGGTTGGGATTGTAGTGGATTACTATGAACATGATACCTGCGAAAATCGTAACTATAAATGGCACGAACTTAAATGCCTTTTTTGCATTATCTGCGCCGTCCGCCAGGTGAAATACCTTGTATCGATACATCATATACAACGCCCCCAAGAGCGCAATAACTTGCATTACGACACCAATATTCAATACGGTATTCGCAATCGAGGTTGGCACTGCGCCCGTATCGGTGACTTCTTGTGATTGGGCAGTCTTAAGATTGGTGGCACGTGTCACCATAAAAATACCAAATGCGGAAGACGCGAGTGCGCCTATGATTTTGAATATATTCGAACTGCCGCCGCTGTCATCACCTCCGGCACCGTCGTCGTTCGACGACCGAAACGCTTTCCATAGAAGTGATATGATAATAATACCACCAATACCGATGAAACCATATCCGAATGTATTCATCACATTGATTTGAGTTGATGTGCTGCCGATATTATTACCGATTTTATAACTTGTAATACCTAGTGTTAATCCGGTTGCTAATAAAGCGACAACCCCGCCTACAATCAACATGATAATATTTGTCGGAAGGGCGAGACCATCGCCATCTGGTGGTGGAATAATTGGGTCACCGCCTGTAGCCTCACCTGCTGCTTTCCATTTAAGATAAGATTTGACATCACCAGAATATAACCATATCGCAAATAATACACTGGTTATCAACAATATAAACGGTGCAAGATGTTGTGTGAATACTTCCCATGTGAAAAATCCGACGAGAACAATAACGGATATAATAATCAATGGTAATACGTCTATTAACTTTGATACGGATGAGGTTGAACCATCCATTTATAATTCTAACAACCAGACCCAGTTATAATTATAAGATATAATAATGCGAATACCACTACGCTTGTTGTTGGCGATTCAATATTCATTCACCTAACACATCATAAAAATGACATCGCCGTCTTTTTCCCGTGGCAATCTCGGCACAAAGCCACTAAATTATCTACATGGTTGGACCCGCCGTGTTCTAAAGCTATCACGTGGTCGACCTCAAACCATGCGGGTAGTTGACGCTGGCAGTCACCGCATTTCCATCCTTGTTGCGCGGCGACATACTTCTTCTTGGTTTCACTCACACTGCGTTTGCTAGACCCCTTGCCGGAGTTGAGGACTCGTCTCTCGGCAGCACTCATACTGCCACCGGGGGTTCCGCCCCCCAACGACGGAGTTGTCCCCAACGCGCTACTCATCGCACGGCCAATCGCACTGCTACTCGCTCCGCTCGTTTGACCCCCAATCGCACCGCCGTCGTTCGGGGGCGGAACCCCGGTCATATCAAAAAATGGCGTTATCATATCCGCTGTCCCCTTGCTTATCGGCATATACTTGATAATATCATTGGCGTGATAGAACAACTGCCTAGAGTTTTCAGGATTGCGGCGCAAAAACAGAAACAGCGAGAGACCGATGAATCCAAACGTCGCCATCTTAATCCAC